CCTACGCCTACACCTACGCCTACAGGTACAGCTACGCCCACACCCACACCTACTCCAACACCGACGCCTACACCTACGCCTACACCTACACCTACTCCAACAGCGACAGCTACGCCTACACCTACACCTACTCCAACAGCGACAGCTACGCCTACACCTACACCTACTCCAACAGCGACAGCTACACCTACACCTACACCTACTCCAACGGCCACAGGTACACCCAAGCCTACGCCCACACCCACGCCTACTCCAACGGCCACAGGTACACCCAAGCCTACGCCCACACCCACGCCTACCCCAACGGCCACAGGTACACCCAAGCCTACGCTACCGCCCACAACGGTGCCGCCTACAACAATTCCGCCAACTACGCTACCGCCCACAACGGTGCCGCCTACAACAATTCCGCCAACTACGCTACCGCCCACAACGGTGCTTACAACTGCGCCGCCAACCACTGTTCCAGTTACAACAGTACCACCAATAGTTACAACTAAACCTTCAACTACAACAACTGGGCCAACAGGATTAACACAGCCTCAAGCGCAAGCTTTGGCGACGGCGTTAGGCATCCCTGCACTTGCAAATGTGTTTTATTACGGCAAGCAGTTTGGTGCTAAGTTTGAAAAGGTAGACAAGTATGGGCACTTGATTGAAGAGCCATACAAGCCATTGAGCGTGACAAAAGCAGGGGCTGAAGGGGATGAAAGCGATTATTACGGTAGTGATCTTCCGGTTGCTAAATCTGACCAAACCAGCGAAAATACTGGTAACGACACGGTATCTAAACTTTTAAGTAGTGCAGATAACTCTGTATCCATGGATGATATTCTGAAAATTGTTAGGGGAACATAATGGGTGACGAAAACCAAACAAGTGGCTTTTTAGACGATTTTAATGACCCCGGGTACTCAGATAGCTCAAGCTATTCAGATAGTTCGTCAAATCCAACAGTGTTGAATTACTACACGCTGAATGGTAATACGTATCAGTTATTGTCGAATGGACAATATCAAGTGGTGGATGAAGCTGGAAACGTAACACCTTCAAACTCGACCGACTACAACAACGCCGCACAAGGCATACAATCAAGCACAGCTTCTAACATTACTCCTGCTGATAAATCAGGTAGTACTATTACTTCGTCAGGCGATACCTCCCTCGGCCAACAAATCAAAAATTTGATCTCGGGAAATAGTTCCCTTGGGGCTGCTGGCTCCATCGCCAGCCTTGCAGGTATTGCTTCACTTTTAAATAACGCGTTAGGTGGTAGCGGTACTAATGCCGCGTACAAAGGTTATACAGGTGGTATAGATAATTACTCTGCTACACGCCAACAATACGCAACGCCACAACAGCAAATTGGCACATATTCGGGTAATTTACCTGCTAATGCAACGGCTGCTCAACAAGCCAACGCAATCACACCATCGCAACTTTCAAGCTACATAAATAATCCTAATCTTACAAATGCCCAAAAAGTGGATGCCATGAATCAATACGGAGTTACTCCGCAACAAGTGGCAAGTGCAACAGGAATGGATCCCGCTACAGTCCAAGAAGCATACCAAACTGCTATGGGCCCAAATGCAACATTAGGTTCTAATTACAGACCGGGGCAAGGTGGAATTACATACTTTAGTCCTATGGTGTACACACCTGTGACGTCCACGTTAAATAATGCGTCTGCGACATCTACACCTACACCTACACCAACCCCAACACCTTCTGCCGCTTCGGGTGGAATTATGCGTAGTTACGCTACAGGTGGTGGAATTGGGTCTCTCGGTACGTATTCTGACGGAGGTAGAATGCTTAGAGGCCCAGGCGACGGAGTATCTGACTCTATTCCAGCAACCATAGGTGGTCACCAAAAAGCTGCGTTAGCCGATGGTGAGTTTGTTATTCCAGCCCGAATTGTTTCGGAAATTGGCAATGGCTCTAGCGATGCTGGGGCACGCAAGTTATACGCTATGATGGAGCGTATTCAACATGCTCGAAAAAAGACAACTAAAAATGTCGCTGCTGATACCAAAGCAGAAAAATATTTACCCGCATAAGGATATATCATGACAACCACGGCAGCTACATCAGGAACGGCAGCATCCGCACTACCCGCAATTGGCGGATCATCAAGCTCGACACTGTCTGACTGGGCGGGCCCGTATGTCACCCAAATGTTGGGGCAAGCGCAAGCTGTTGCCAATCAACCTTACCAAGTTTATCAAGGGCCCTTGACTGCTGGCCCTTCTAGCGTACAACAAAATTTATTTTCTGGTATTGGTGGTTTAACTTTACCCTCAAACTATGGGCAGAGTTGGACTAATGCGGGAGCACCTGCATTACCCAGTGCAGCTACCAATGTACCAAGTCAAACATCATCTATTGATCAAGCTGCCGCAGGGAACACAAGTACATCAGGTTTAGCAAATACGCAAATGGCTAATCCCAATAATACAAGTATGGCTGCTCAGTATATGAATCCATACTTGGCGCAGTCTTTGACACCGCAATTAAATCTTTTGGCCCAAACTGCACAAGCCAATGAACAAAGCGATTTGGGTAAATTGACTTCGCAAGGCGCATTTGGTGGATCAAGACAGGCCGTACTTCAAGGCATGGATCAGAATGCTTTGTTAGGTCAACAGGCCAACTTGATTGGTCAAGGTTATAACACGGCTTACAACAATGCAATGCAGCAGTTTAATCAAGATCAACAAAATGCAAATCAACTGGCTAACACAATGAACACCATTGGTCAGACTCAGCAAGGTATCAACCAAGCTGGGGTCACTGCCGACTACAATGAGTTCTTGAACCAACGCAATTACCCAATGACTCAGTTGCAGTTTGAGCAATCTATGCTGCAAGGTTTGCCAATTTCTACAGTGACCAACACACCAACACAACAGACTGGTATCCAAGGCCTTTCTAGTGCAATCGGTGGTTTGGGGTCATTGGCTACAAACCTAAGCAACTTAGGTATTAAACTTAGTTAAAGGCTAACCATGTTTGACTTAAATAGAACCATTGGCGACTTGGTAGCCACGGCGCACGGGATGAACCCTGCTTCTCCTCTTACGCCTATTCAAGCCATGATGAAGTTGCAGCAAATTGACATGGCGCTCAAGCAAGGAAAAAATCCTAAAGACGTAGCCAAAAGCACTGTGCTTGATCAAACGCTTGAGGGGATTCAATCTGCGTTAACGCCAAAATCTGCTCAACCATCCCAAGGTATTGCTCAAGGAATGCTAGTTCCACAAGGCGCCCCCCAAGGAATGCCACAAGGTGCACCGCAGGGCGGCCCACAAGCTGGCCCACTACAAGTGCAAGCACCAAGTCAACAGCAAGCAAACCAAGCACAGATGCAAGCTGCGGCTCAACAACAAGCGATGGCGGCTCAACAAGCACCACAGCAACCGACAATGTCCATGGCTCATGGTGGGATTACGCACGTTCCATCTAACTTGCATTTCCATGGCGGTGGAATCATTGCGTTCTCGGGGCCAACACCTGATAACAATAATAGCCAAGTACAAGACCCGAATGCCCCTGCCGCTAATGCCCCTGCCGCTAATGCGCCAGAAGTTCAACCCTACGATGCAGATGCTGCATTAGCCCAAGCACAACAACAAGCACAGGATTTGATTAACTATCAACCCACAACAAATGTGCAGAGTAAAGCTGACATCTTAAAGACGATGCCTCAGTGGGCACAAAGCGCTGCAGCCGTTGCACCCGGTGCTAACTATCTTAAAGATCAAAACGATATTAACGATCTACAACAGAAACAATTCCTTGCCCAAAGAGAGCATCTCCAGCAACAGCAAGGTCTCCCTGCATTGTTCAAAGCATTGACACAAGCAGGTCAAGTTACAGGGCAAAGAGGTCTTGGCTCTTTCTTAGGCCAACTGGGTAGCGCAATCGACCAAGGCCAAGAAAGCCAATTTAATCAGCAAATGGCGTTGTCCACGGCTGAGATCAAACAAAAATCCACGATGGCTGATGCCAGAAATACAGTCGAAGAATTACAACGTGCCACTGCCAATAACGACGTACAGGGTATTCAGAAGGCTCAGGCTGAACTTGATAAGATCGCCAAAGACTTACAAGTATCCAAAGCCACATTGGTCGGCCATTTGGCTACAACCGCTGGCTCAGTCAAGGCTGCTGAACGCAGGGCCGAAGCTACTGAAAATGCTGCAGAAGTTGGCGCCGAGGCTAGACGTGCCGCTGCCAATACAGCAAAACCACCCAAAGACCAAGCTGAGGGTATTGCGACTTATTCGCCTGATATTAAACGTGTGCACCCAGATTGGAGCGACGAACAAATTAAAGCCGAAGCTTTAAGACAGTATCAAATGGGCAAGCAAGCAGGTACACTAACTGGGGTATTTGCACGTTCGCACAAAGATGCAATGACTGCATTGCAGAAAGAAAAATTGAACCGATCAATAAATAGCCAAGCCCCGATGACGGAAGATGAAGAGCATGCGTACATAGAGAAATATATGGCCGGTGCTATTCCTGCTATGTCTTCTGGAGCGCCAAGTGGTGGCGGTACTGGAGGAGGGGCTAATTCTGCTCAGCCCCCCGGTACAACATTAGGAAGACATGTTGAAGGCAAAGGGCAAGAAGTGCTGAAAGATGGTAAAGTAATCGGCTATATGCGGGATTAATTATGCGCTTTGTACCTATTGAGGATGCAGCAGAACAGCCAACTACCACGGGGCCTAAATTTGTGCCCCTTGAAGAGAGCACTGGGCCTAAGTTTGTACCTATCGAAGAAGATACTGCGCCAGCCCCAATTGTTAAAGCCAGCGCACCCGTAGCTGCACCGACACCCACATCAGCCCCATTAGCTGATCTTGGCTCCCCCATGGGGGAAAGTCTTGGTACTGAGATTACCAACGTTGCACAACCTAAACCTGTAAGTGTATTGCAGGGTAAACAGCTTCCTCCCACTGCACCGACTGAAGATAAGTTTGTACTTAATCCTAAGTTTACCAATGGTATAGAAGCTAAACTTAATGCTTTACCTGAAGAAGAACGCCAAGCCGCATTGGATAATCTTGCCGAACGCACGGATGCTTATGGCCGTGCAGCTAAGTTAATTCAACAACGTTATAAAAATTACGACGCTCTCAAAACCGATACTGAGAAAAAGACATTTGACCCTAGGCTCGAAGCCCAGCAAAAACGTTTCATGGAGCAAGGTGCTGGTGCAGATACTGCTGAAGTATTGGCAAAACAACAAGCTCTCAGTGGGCAGATTGGCCCTAACGCAGCACAAGTAACTGAGACACCCAAAGCGGTACAAGAAGGCCAAGAATATAGGCCGAATGAGAATGCTACGCCGATTGAGCAGACAATCAATACTATTCAACGTGGCGCCAAGAAAGGACTTATTGGTGCGGAACAAGGGTATCGTGGTATTAATCTGTTTGCTGGAGAAGCTCTCGGCATTGACGTATCGCAGAACAAAAATCGTCTTGATGCGCTTAATGAAAATCTTCAAGGCATGGGTGAAAACCCTAATAAAGCCCTTAATCATATTGAGAATGCGATAGCATCTATAGGACAACAGCTTCCTTATATGTTAGCTGGTACAGCGACAGGTTCGCAGCTTGCCGTACTAGGCCCTATGTTTACCAATTCATTTGGTCAAAACTATGAAGAAGCTCGCCGAAATGGTTTGAGTTTTGAAGATAGTACGATTAGAGGTTTATTCAATGGTTTGCTTGAAGTAGCTGGTGAATTTCCCGGATTGAGCCAAGAAATTGAGGCTCTTAAAAGTGTAACGGGCAAGATGTCCACCAGTGAGATTATTGCAAATTTTTTCCGACCCCATCTGAAAGAACAAGCGGGCGAACTGCTCACGTACGCAGGACAGACTGGGGTGGACACCGCATACGGGTTAAACCCCGATATGGATTTACAGAAGTTTTTAAGTGGTGCTTTGGATACCATAATTGCTACATTCACCCAGCATGGTATTTTGGCGACCGGCGGCGCAGCCATGAACAAAATGCTATCCAGAGCGGCAGGGCTAAAGAATATTAAAAACCCAGAAGAAACCCATCTAGATGCGGAAAAACTAGCCGAGCAAAAAGGGTTCTTGGTTCCAACGCCTAAGAAAGAGGAAGCTGCCCCACCAGCCCCTGCACCAAATTATGGTGTGCAAAATGCCACGTATCAAAAAGGATATGGCGAAACCAATATCAATGCCCCAGCCGCTGCTGTCACTACACCAACTGATTTAGGGCCAATCGGTGAAGTTAGACCAAGCGAAGAATTAAAACCTACGACTACTACAGAAACACCAGCACCAGCCCCTGCAGTAGACCAAGCAGCACAAATAAAACAGCTTACTGAAGAACATGTAAAAAGCGGCGTTCCAGAAGAAGATGCCCAAGTATTAGCTGAAAGAGAAGTAAAAGGAATAGAAAATGCTAGACAGCCTGTCAGTACACCAAGTGGAGTTAGCACTACAACACCTAGCGAACCCTCTGCCGGAGGCGCCCCCACAGGAGCTGGAGCACCTGCAGGAAATGGAGTGGTTTCTACTGAGCCGAATGCTGGACAGCCTATTGCTGGAGAAGAAGCGAAGCCCGCTACAGTAGATCAGGAGACTGGGGAGATAACCCCAACTGAAACTAAAGAGCAACCCAAAACACCCGAGGAAACTCAGAAAGCTTTAACAACAGGAGAACTCAGTGGCCCTTCGACCCTTGAAACCGTCCAAGCAAAACCGCAAGAACAGAAAACAAAATCAGCCGCCGGAAGACCAGCAGCACCTGCGGAAGTAAAGGACAAAAAAGCTGCGGCAGCTAAGGAAACTCGGGCCGCTACTGATAAAGCCAACTACACAGTCAAGAAGGCATTGCCTCTTTTAGATCAACTTGCTCAGCCTGTTGATACGTCGGAAGCTGCAGATGAAGACGCAGCTAAAGAAATGGTCGCAGCACATGCGGCTAAAAAGAGAGCGATCATCAGAGAACTGCTGATGCATTTCAATAACCCCAAGATTAGGGGTACTGAAGCATGGAAGCGTGTTAAGTCTGCTCTGGCTCATCCATCAATTACGGAAAAAGAAAAGAGCGACATTGATGCGGGTTTGAAGATTGCTCAGAAACCATTGAAGCAGTCTAGCAGTCCAGTCGGCAAAGCAGACAGAAGTTTCAGCAGAGTTCCAAATGCGGCCCAAGCGTTGGCTCGCATCATGAAGACCGGAACCATATTTGAAAAACTGATCGCTGGGCGTTTGCGTGGGTATGTTAATGGTGTTAAGTTTGTTGTTATTGAAGTCGGCCAAGAGTTACCTGAAGAACTCCAGCAACATATCCAAGACTTTGATGCGGCTCGTGGCTTGTACATGCCCGACACCAACACGGTATACCTCAAAGGCGATAGCTACGGCAACGACCATGGTATCAACAACATCACTGTGCTGCATGAATTGCTCCATGCTGCAACCAACCAAAAGATTGTGCTCGGCCTCAATGCCCTGCACAAAGGATTAAGCGACGCCAAACTCACTGGGTTTGTACGGGATTTGACCAATCTTGGTATGCGTGCATCTAAGATATACGATGCCTTAGACCGCAGGGGTTTGGTATCCAAAGAGCTCAAGCAAGTGGTGGAATCTACATTAGAGTTCCATGACGACGGCACGCCCTACTACAAAATTTTTGATGAACCCCAAGAGTTCTTGGCTTATGGTTTGACCGACCCTACGTTCCAAAACTTCTTGGAAATCATTCCATCTACTAAAGCAGAGAAAAGCGCCTTTGGTGAATTCGTTCGCAAAATCCTAAACCTCTTTAATATCGGCAAGGATAATTACAGCGCACTGCACGATTTGGTTGATGTCACCGACAAGATCCTTGATGCCAAGAAAACTCCACTGATGCGTTTGGTGGAGTACGGTATGCCACCATTGAAGTCGGCATTACCATCACAGCAGAATGCGGCTGATCAAGCCAAGCGTGATGCGCAGCAATTTGAAGCACAAACAAAAATCTACGACCGTAGCAATACAGGTGCGGAGATTCTCAAGGCCAATCAAGCCATTCAAATTATAAAGAACCCATCTAAGGCTTTGGGTGCATTTAAGTATGCATTCAAGGATATGACTTACGCCAACAAGGACTTTATCCTTAACTTTCCCACAACCGACTTTGTGGCTGAAGTATCCGGTATCCAGTCTTTGAAAGATGCCAACATGCACTTAGAGCGCATGGGCGGCATGCAGAAACAAATGATGTCCGATGTATCAAACTTGATTGAATCAATCGAGAAGGACTTAGGTGACGATGACGCATTGAAGAACGAATGGACTCAGTTTACATTTGCTGTGCAGGGCATTAACCCAGAAACAACTGGGGCGCAAAACGTTAAAAACGCATGGAATGCGCTTGGGGCAAAAGGTCAGTCTGCTTTTAAGAAGATCACAAAGTACTACGCCCGCATGTTCGATTACATGGGGCTGATCCTAGAACAGAATCTGCAAGCTCTCGGCGGGGACAGCTCAGAAACAAGCCATGTGCTCGATCAAGTACGGGCTACGATCAATTCGCAAAACAGAATTGATTCCTATGTGTCTTTGTTGCGTGATCAAAATGGCCAATTCTGGGTGGCTGAAAAAGGCGGTGGTTTTTGGACTGCTAAAACCCAAGCCAACCGCAGAAAGTTATTGGAGTTCTTTGCCAAGGAAAAGAATAAAACAGTTGACCAACTTATAAAAGATGGTGATGTTCGCCAAGGTAATGACTTGGCCTCTTTGCGCAAAGACACATTGGAAACAAGCCCACTGCTTCAGCGCATCTTCACATTGATTGATAAGTCAAGTTTCAACACGGGCGATCCAATCCGCAACAAGTCTTACCAAGAAGCGATCAAAGAAGATATCTTCCAAATGTGGCTGCATCTGCAACCTGAGAACAGCATCCGCAAGAACTTCATTAACCGTAAGACAATACCCGGATACAACGTTGATCTTTTGCAAGGGCTGGCCATCCAAGGCAGTAAGTTCTCATTGCAGATTCCAAGGTTGAAATATGGCCGAGCAGCTCGGTTGGCTGTGTCTGCGGCTAGAGCGAATACCAAGGATCAGCTTGAGTTGACTCCATACGTTAAGCAGATGGATCAACGGGTTACGAACGCAATGACTCCTGAGAAGGAAGGCAAGATCAGCACGGTGGCTCGGTTCTTCACCAACCTGTCGTCGATATATTATTTATCTGAGGCTACTGCAATTACTAACGTATTGAGCGCTTATGAGGTTGGTTTACCCCAACTAATGAAGAAGCATTCTCCTGCCGCTGCCGCTGCCGAGCTTGGTAGGTCAATGAAGGTATTTAATCTAACCGGAGTTCGCAATAAAGATGGTGGCTGGACTATGCCGACCATACTCAATACCGTGCAAGAAAATGAGGACGATGCACCTGACGTAGCAAATAGGAAAAAAGAAGAGCGCATGGCTCTGAATCAAATGGTTAACCTTGGGGTTAGCGAGAACACTGCGATCAGAAATCTATTCCACAGGGCTGAGACTCCCAGCGATAGCGATCTTGACAAGGCATTGCGCACTGCTAAAACGATTGGTACTTTGGCAACGTTTGATATTATCCATGCGTCCGAACGTATCTCTCGTGAAATGATTTATTACTCATCGTTTAGATTGGGTAGAGATAAACTCTTAAGGGGCCTTAAAAATAGTCTTAGATATAAAACGTTGAAGACTGATGAGGAAAGAAATGCGGCAGAGCATCAGTTTGTTAAAGACCATATGGATGATCTAGTGGCTCAAGCCGCTAAAGATGTGCGTCAATCATTGTTTAACTACAATCCTGCCAACCGTCCATCATTCCTTAAGTCAACTGGCGGTCGCTTGATGTTCCAGTTTGCGGTGTACAAACTCAACATTCTGCAATTCCAACTCAGAAACTTGATCGGCATGGTCAAGCCTTTGGACGACAGCACCCGTGCTGAAGCAATGCGTGCGTTCTTTGGCTCCATGTTTACTTCATGGACTCTTGGTGGTGTGACCAACATGGCTGGTGGATCTTTACTGATTGGTTTCCTCAGCGCACTTTACAACAGAGAAAGAGATAAGTTACCTGCCGATATGCGCCAGCTAGAAGGATTTGAATGGTACAAGCACAACTGGCTCAAGAACTTGGCTGACGTTAGAATTGGTAATAGCGACTTAGGCTCAATCGTTAGAGATGGCCCAGTCAACGCATTCAGTGGGCTCGACATCGGTAGCCATACCAATATGTCCGATATATTCTTTAACCCCAGCAGTGTGGTTGAAGGCCGCACCATGCGGGATCAGATTGTGAATTACTTGACGGCTATTCTGCCGCCTGTACCGTCTATGGTTCAATCCATGGCGCAAGGTCTCCAGCATTTGTCCGACGGTGAATACTTAAAAGGTATTGAGAAACTTTATCCTGCAGCGTCTATGCGCCACTTGTTACAAGCCTACCGTTATTCAACGCAAGGTGAGACAACCAAATACAATCAAACAATCATGACACCTCCCGGTGCTACACGTACTGACAAAGACTTTAGACGCGGTGAGATTCTAGGCCAAGCAATCGGCCTACGTCCTATGCGCTTAGAAGAATTGCAGGATGCCAATCGCATGTGGTATCAACTGGATAAAGAGCGTGAGAATGAAAGATCCAAAGTAATAACCAGCATGACGGATGCCTTGGTGAAGAACAACAAGGCGAATATCCAAAGGGCTGCTAAGCAAATGGGTGAGTTCAACAAAAAGTACTCGGCCACATACCCAGACAGTGCCATCACAATCGACAGCATTGACGCATCGTACAAATCTAAGATGGATGCTTTGGGGCTTAATTGGAGGGGCGCTCAGCTCAACGAGAAGAATATGCCGATGGCAGGGCAAGTTCTCGGGCCATCACACAGGGTTAGCCCTAACCCATAAAAAGACCCCGCACATAGGCGGGGGTTTAAGTGCAAAGAAAGGAACTAACTTTCTTCAGAAATCGGCAACTGCAGGAAGCCGATGGGTCTATTGTAGTTCAAACACGCCAGACCCGCAATCCTCTTATCCCATCCTCGACGACACATTTTGAGATCGTGTCGATATTTAGCCGTTTTGTAACCACGTGCAATGATTTACGTGCGGCCTTTGGATCGATGCAGGGCACGAAAAAAGAAGTTCCCTTTTTAAACCGTTTCCAGTTTATCTGATAACTCACCGTTTCTATTTTCATTGGGTTCGATTTGTAAAAACTCAGTGGTTGAAGCATCAAACATCAATACCCGTACGGCAGGAGACACAACTTTCATGCCCTTGGCCATGCGTTTATTCATGGTTTCTTTGTAAATACCTACCTCTTTCAGCTTGATAAGTAGTTCTTTATGGTTAATTTGGTTACGCACACAGTAATCTCTAAATGGTTTAGCGACCACATAAAGTATTTTGTTGTCCGGTTCGTAACGGATTAATAGTTCATTTCTAGGTTCTAGCATAGGCATAGTGCTTAGCCCGCTGCGTGAATCAACTTCTCCATTCACAACCAAAGTATTAGCCACGTGAGAGTTGATATAGTCACCCAAGATCGTGAATGGTACATCTGCTGGAGGCTTAACGTCTTCACGCATTTCGCCGAGCATTTTAACCAGCCACTTGTACACAAGTTTCATGTCGTAGTCGTGCAGCCCTAGGCTCTTGGCGATCAGCCCACCGGCGATGTTACAAGCACAAACTGCAGACCAAAAGCGCTCACGTGCGGTGAACTGAACTTCCTTGTCGATCCTTGCTTGGACTTCCCGAATCAAAGACTTGGCTTCTTCAAGATTATTCACAAGCCACTGGCAATAAATCTCACCGGCATGGCCATAGTTTTCCCTGAGTTGATGGTCAAACATCTCTTTGGCGACGGCTATATCGAGGATGTTATTAGGCTCAATCTTGTACTCAATCAAGCGCATGGACTCACCGTCGGGTGAATTCTTTAACGCCCCAAGTTTCTGATAGAAGCTAGCGTTGGATGAAGCCAAAGTCATGTTGTTCCACACCGTGTTATTGATGCGCATCTCATTGGTCTGTGCCTTCATCTTGTCCTTGCCACGGCCTTGAGAAATACTGTAAGCCAAGTCAGAGAACTCTGCGGGTGACGTGTTTGTAATCTCGTCGATCGTGTTGGGCAGGTTGTTCATGATACCCAGTCGGTGCATCTTGGACTGAGCAGTATCCTTCCACTGCGACGCCAGCTTAACAGGATGTCCGTATACGCTGTTACACATAAACAAAGCCGTTGACTTACCCGATCCTGATTTCTCATGGATCAAGTTAATGATCGCACCGCTCATGCCGGTGAACTTCAGCAAAGGCGAACCAAATGCAGTCAATGCGGCAAATGCATGGGGCTCAAGACCGGGTCGGCCGTACATGTTAAATACTTGTTTCCACTTCTCAAATGTACCTTTGGGATGAATGTGCTCCACGATACCCCGTGTAGCGATGGATGGCGGGCTATAAAACACGCCGTCTTTGGTAATCTCACGCTCGCCAATGATAAACTTGCTGTCATTATCAGCCCAACCAAATTGTGTTCTCATAATATCTGCTCTTCTTTCTACTTGCATGTTCTTAATAAATGTCATCATGTAGATGTACATTTGGTCTAATTGCTTGGTAAACAAGACCACACCGTAGTGCGCCAATGTTTTTCTGAGTTCTTCCTTAACCGTGATTGAGGTCAGGGGAACCACAAACTCTTTTATCCCGTCTTTTGGTAGGTGCAGTTTGATGAGTGCAACTTCGCCAGCATCAGGGTCAACCAGTCGCTTTAATACGTACAAATCATGCTCGTACACTTGGACGACTTCATCCTCTTCGTCATCGCCTCGGCGATAGATGCCACCGTTCTTACCACGGAAAAATGGGAATGGGTACTCCGGTATGTTGTGCGTCTCTACGATGCCTTCTTCGGTTTCAACTTCGATGGTATTGTCTTCATCATCAGCTTCAGCAATCTCTTCGCCCAATACGATAGGCGACTTAATCTTTCCACGGTGTGTGCATCCATCACAAAATCCTTTATTGTTTTTCTCAAATGTTAGGCAATGATGCGGGGCTCCGGTAGCGACCAAGTTGTCGGCTTTGCGTTCAGTCTCCCGTTCATCATAATCAGGGTGATTCTTCGATATCTTGTGGATAGCGGTGTCTCTGTCTACGCAAAAAGCAGCAATCGATAACGCGCTGCGCCAAAGGTTATATTCAATTGTGTCTTGGTTTTGGAAGCAGTACAGTAACTGTGCGCAGCCTTTACCCTCAACCGACTTCATCATGATTGTCTTGAACCGTTTGACTCGATTCGATACCAACTGGCTCATCAGGGGGCTCAAGCCCTTGGGGATAAAATCAGGTGGCAGTTCTTTAGGCTCGGGTGCGCCGAGTAGTTCTTTCATCTGAGCGTAGGAAATACGTTCAGAAACTTCGTTGATTATTCTTACTTCAACAGGTGTATCGCCTTTGAAGTTAAAAGTCCCAGGTATTCTCAGTACTCGTGATGCTTCAAAAACAGCAGGGTCAACTATGAATTCATTCTCTTTGCACAACTCATGAAGCCTGTCGGCCAATGGCTCCCACTCACGACGCTCGATTGTTTCTTCTAGTAGCCAGTAAGCATGGATGCCGTAGCCTGAATCGACAATGATCGGTGCGGGTAACTTAACAGTTTTGCAAAACTCTTTGAACTTCTTCAACCCTTCTGCTTGGGTGCGGTAGCCCTTGCCTTCAGCCGCTTTAGCTTCACCACAATCGACGTCAATCCACAATGCCCTAAAGTATTTAGCGTTGGCATGGGTGCGGTTATTTTGCTCCCCATACTTGGCACAACCATAAAAAGCATTGACGTTGTTCTTGACGAACTCTTGGGCTATTGCTTCGACTTCAGCACGTGTATCGCAAAAGCGTTGGTCTGGAAACTTGCCCAAACCGAACACGCAGTACCTACCCTCTGCTGGTAGAACAGCATTCAGTAGATCGAACATGTTTACTTCCGTTTCTTGTGCTGACGCATGAACGTGGCAATCGACTCTTCGTATTTCTTAGCAGGGATTGTTAAACCCCAAAACCAATTGTAAATCGTGGCACGACTCACACCTAGATCATTAGAAATATGATTAACCGATATGTCCCGTTCAATGCATAGACGGCCAAGGGCTACACCCAACGAATCACCCGCTACTTTATTCGCTTCAATTAAACGTTGACTGTAGCCGTAGCTCATAATTACTCCTCACTCCATGCTTTAAGAACATCGTCCAAGTCTTTCTTGGGCGCAACTGTTGGGGCTTCTGCCTTGGGTCGTTTGACTGGCTCCTCCACCACTTCGGATTTGGGCTCAGCTTTGACTTCGGGTTTAGCCAAAGGTTTCATACCACTTGCTTGTGCTTCGTATGGTGTCATGATGACCATCTTCTGCACTTCGGGTTTGGCGGCGGCTTTACTTGTGACTGCGTGAATATCTTTAGTGATATAGCGCATAGGCGTGAACAAAATAGATTGATTGTCGTTGTTCTCATTGAAGCTCAACGAGGTGACAATGTGCTCGATGCTCTTGCCGTTGTTTGCCAAATGTTTTGTGTAGTCTTCAAAAACAAACTTGTTGTCTCCGACGCCCTCACCAAACAAAGACTTGGATGCCAAGTTCATCTGATAGACTCGGCCTTCTAATGAAGTACCAAAGTCTTCTTCAAGAACCACTGCGATACGGCGTGTGTATCTGCAAGCCTTGGATGTGCCTTGACCTGAACCTTTGATGTTGTTGGGGCAAGAATCGCAACGCTCAGATTGTGGGTTGGTTGAACCTTTGTCGGGTGTTTGACCGTCGTTGGAAAAGCAGTCGGGAGATGTTGGCTCTGACTCAGGATTCCATGCTTTCGCATAGAAAATACGTCCCACTTTTGGTGAAGCGTTGATGATCACAACTTCCAAATCGCCTTTAACTTTGCCTTGCTCATCAGTGCCGAGCATCTTACGGAAGATTCCGTTCTTAGGCACAATGCGGGGGACACCGGACTTACCGGCCAAGTTTTTGGTTAACTCACTGACTGGTGCAGATTGCAGAAAGTCGGGTAAGTCTTGGTTAAATAATGCTACGTTACTCATTTCATTCTTCCTTTTTACGTCTAACAACCACGGTAAACTGATTCTCAACATTCAACCCTTCGGGATAAACATCAGGATTCTCTTGCAGAAACTCTTTCATATGCGTTTGCTGAATTCGTTTCTCCAATAGGCCATACGCACCATGTTCTTTGATGAACCGATACATAGAATCCCAGTCATTCGTCCAGTACCGTGACTTAACCGAACGAATAACAGTGCCGTGACTTGTGCCAAGTGTGTTGGTGTTTAGGTCTTTGCAAAGATCAAGCAGTGCTTGCTCGATCAGATCCATCTGTGCTTGGATCTCTTTATCTTTCTCTTCCCACTCCCGCTTGATAACAGAACGTGCATCACGCATCTTGATATACGCTTGTGCAAGTTTGTCAACATCGACGGGGGGTCTTTCCTCCTGAACAGTATCGTCCATAATTTAGTTCCTTTCTTTGTTATGGTCTTGATATTATATGTCTTGATTAGACATTGTCAAGTCTTCTTGTAAAATTTCTTCTTTATAAAGATCAATTATTTTGGAGTGGTCGGTGATCTTGTTGCGCAACATTTGATAGAGCTTGGTTTCAACAGCGCTACCTCTTATATGTACGATCGTCATCGGATTCTTCTGTCCGGGTCTATCGATCCTTGCGTTTGCTTGAAGATACGTTTCAACACTCGTGCATGGAGCATACCATATGATTGTGTTTGCGGCAGTTAAGGTTAAACCATGAGATGCGGCTTGTGGCTGAATGACGAGTACCTTTGGCTCTGCATTGCTTTGGAACTCTCTGACAATCTCTGCACGTCTATTGGCGCTCACGTTGCCATTAATAATATCGTTCGTAATACCTTGCTTGGTTAGGTATTTGGTTAACAAATCAATCGTGTGGTTGAACGGTACAAAGATCAAAACCTTGTGGCTCGACTCATCAATCACTTCCTTGACCACTTTCATCCGACTCGATACGTCAAAGTCAACCACCTCTCCAGTGTCTGTGTACACTGAACCGCATGAAATCTGCAGTAATTTAGTCAACATTGATGCGGCGTTGACGGCACTGACTTCTTCACCGGCTGCTTCGATAAGCATCTGACTCTTCAGTTTCTTGTAGTACACCGACTGCTGCGGCGTAAGTGGTGCATCTCGATCAATATATGTAAGTGGTGGCAGATCCAGACATTGAGCTTTCTCAAACCTGATGGCGGGCTGAAGAACTTGGTGCACAACCTTGTCGGCAGTCGGCCTAGGTATCCACCGGAATTCACTGACCTTCACCATGACTGTATCTTTGAACTGACCAAAGAACATCGGTACACCCTTGGGGTTCACGAGCTTTGCCAATCCGTAAGCATCCGCAGGGCTTTGGGCGGCTGGCGTTCCTGTCAACATCCACAAGCCAAACACATGTTTACCCAAATCCCTCATCGCTTTCCATCGTTTGGTCTGCGCATTCTTGTAGGCTGACGCTTCGTCAACCACGATCAAATCAAACTCACCTTGAATGATTTCATTCTTAACAATCTCAACACCGTCAAAGTTGATGATGACATACTCAGCACCACCAAGAATAATCTCTTTGCGCTTGCTCGCACTTCCATGCGCAACGCTGACCCTGCGGTGTATGGCAAACTTAAACAAGTCTTCCTGCCATGCGGCTTTCATCACCGAGAGTGGACAAACAATCAAGACCCGCTTCAAGATACCCCGTGTCATGAGGTAGTCGGTTGCCCAAATAACTGACGCAGTCTTACCTGTACCCTGCTCATTGAAACAGAACGCCTTTCGGTGTTTGGTCAAGAAATCCGCAGTCTGAACTTGATGGGCGAACGGAGTGTATCCGTGTGGTCGGGGCCAGTTGTATGTAGCTAAAGTCATTTCTTGGGTTTGTTCTTTTTGACTGTGTGATCACTGTTTCTACTGAAAGATCGGTTGGCACTTGGGCTTTTGAGTTTCAAGTTCGACGGAGCATTTGTGCCACCCTTGGATAAAGGGATGGTGTGGTCGATGTCTTTACCTTTGCGGTCGATGCCCTTCTTGTCCATCTCATTGCGAGCACGCTGACGATCCATGCGATCCTCATGCTCACCACGGGCTTTCTGTTGCTGATATTCTTTTTTGTACGGTCTAGGTTTGTTTACGTATGGCATTTTGACTTCCTTCGATCATGTGGCTATTTAAATCCGCTTCGCCCAATCCAAATTCTGCGGGATCGGTTTCCCATAAAGGAGTACGGCCTTGTTTATCAGCAACTTGCATTGTTTTACCTACTGCTAGGCAGATCTCCATTATCATTTGCTGTTTGTACTTGTCAAGTTCTTCGTGTACTGTTTTGCCGATTACATTGACAACGGTGCGCTCAACGAAACCTTTGATGAAACCATTAAGCCTAGTGTCTTTGCCTGTTAGCTCTTTGGTTACTACGTCTATGATCGTTCCCTTTACGTCGTCTTGCAGTTTGATATACGCTAGTGTTGCTTGTTGTTCTTCTTCAGTCATGTTAACTCCTGTATGGAAATGCTAATTTAAGGATTGCGTCTTGAAGTCTATGTTGCGGAAGTTTTATGGGATTGACATCATTACTACTCACATCTATTTTGTCCTCAATCGCATTCCGAATAATATTTATGATTTCGCTTTGAACAATATCGGCCATAGGGTCTGTTGTTTCAGTCATCAGCAGATCAATAACGATTTCTCGAATCAATTTCCTTGCATCATCCTGCAGTTTTAAATAGGCTAACGCCGCTTGTTCATCTTCAGTTAGTTTTTTCTTTGTCATTTTCTACTCCTGTTTACATAATGTTCACAATCGGTGACTGGACACCACCCGCACAGTGCGCCTTGTTTGGCGTTCCATACTCCGCTCTCAAACGCCCCTTCTAGTCTTTCGATGTGGGGCAGTACTTTGTCTATGTACTTTTGTTTTGTTTCGGCCAGATGTTCGGCCTTTACGAATTCTTTACTCACCACAAACATCAAGGCTGATTTGATCTTCTTGATCTCCGGAAATTTTGCGAATAGCCCACAAGCGACAAGATCGAGTTGAGTAACGTCCGCATATCTCGCATTCTTGCTTGTCTTGTAATCTATCGAATAGCACGTTCCCGTCTTCCTGTTGATAATCACTAGGTCGGCTACCCCATGCCACCAAACATTCGGAGCATCGAAAGTGCACTCTTCTAAATTCTTCGTCAAACCAAGTTCTACTTCGCAATATTTGTCTCCTTCAATCGCATTCAATCTATCTAGTGAAGAACGCAGATACTCAAACTTTGGCGGTAAGTCTTTACCGTCACGAATATACTCCTCCGCCGCTAGGTGCATCTCTGTTCCGTACAGCGCCGCTTCACCTGTTGTATCTTTAACATCCTTAGCCACCTTTAAGTGGTAATACTTCTTAGGACATTGTTGAAATGTCTTAAGGCTACTGAACGACCATACTAAACTCATTCTTGTCCCCTTGTTCGTATTTGTTCAGCAATAACTTTTGATGGGTGTGGATAACTAACCGACCATAAATCTGCAATCTTTGCACACGCCTCACGCTCTGCTTCTACGCCCGCGTCATACCCATATCCCCAACCCATCTCTATCAAGGCACGTTCATCTTTTGAGTATGCTTTCTTGCGTGGCTCTCCTGTTTCAAGAAATCGTCCTTTGACCCATTGTTTAAATGTTGTGTAAATCATTCTTCTCCTTAGATTTATTTATCCAACATATCCAATGATAAACAATCCCGTTATCATTCCAAAATCTGTCCCCCACCTTGAATAACCCAAAGCATCTTGGGCATTGATGCGGCTTGAATAAGTCATTCATTCTTCCTCCGGAGGTAATCTAAATTCCCAAAAGCCATAAGCATCGCCTCGGCTCCATCTTTTCCATGAAAAATGTACATCCCTTGTGCGCTTATTGATGTACTTCCACAGTACACGCATCAGCAATCTCCATAAGAAATCCCTGCGCCCGCTTCACAATTCAATGGCAGTTCGCTTGCCCACCTGGGTCTCCAACGCATGCACATTTCAACGTATTCCTTACCAATTTCAAGTTGATCCTTTGGTACTACGCACATCACGGCATCATGCACTGTCATGACTACTTTATACTTCTTAGCAATCATCAGCATCTGCTCACCGATAATGATTCTAGCCAATGCCTGACAAACATTTTCAATGACTTTACCTCCGTAGATACGGGTAGGGATTGTGGCTTTTCCTTTTTTCGTATCGTACATGAGTTCAGATTTATCGCCGTTGCTAACCACACGTAGATTGGGATACTTCAAGTACAACCCGTTGGGAAGTTTGATTCCTTTTTTACCCTCAACCATAAGCGCACCACTTCGGCCTAACTTAGTGGTTTCATCGTTCATGATGGCTTTAAGGGCTAACGCCCCTTCCCTCCATAATTCAACAATAAATGGGTACGTTTCTCTATATGTCGTAATAATTCTCTTTGATTCCTCCTCCTCGATCTCCACTCCAAACGTTTTAAGTTGCGCCTTAAACTTAGTCGCCCCCATGCCGTACCCAGCACCAAGAATCGTCGTCTTACCAACGAACCTTTCGTCTTTTGTAATCTCTGCTTCTCCTTTAGCATAGATAGCTGATGCCATGATTTTGTATACGTCCTGTCCATTTTCAAATGCTTCCACTAAATCGTTTTGTTCGGCTAGCCATGCTAGAGTTCTTGCTTCAATCTGTGAACTGTCCGAGTCAATCAGCCAAAAACCCTCGGGCGCTAAGATTGCTTTCTTGATGGGCGATTGACGTGGCAAATTTTGGAGGTTAACTTTGTCATCACCACCCCACCGTCCCGTATGGGCGGCGTAGTATCTTAGGGGAACTGGCATAGGCCCACGCATTGACATGTCCAGAAACCGAGCGGTTCTTGTTTCTTCTAGCGTAGACTTAGTGCCTAGTCTCGCTGCCACAAGAGCTTGCACCTGTGGGTCATCATGTTCAAGCAATGCTTTGAATTCTTCATCGGTTTTAGAGAACGCAAACGTCTGCTTACCTGTGGCAAGACTCGTCTTCATCGGGGGCTCGATGCCATGTTCAATGAGTAACTCGGCGAACTTGGGGTTGCTCATCAAGATATCTTTATCAAAATTCTGCAACAGGTTTTCTTTGTGTAGGCGAACTGTGATTAAATGGGTATGCAAATGGTCTGTGGACAATACCAATACTGGCTCGGTGAACATACGCAAGGTCTGATCAATCAGGCTTAGCTCAAACGTTGGGAAGTCCTGCATCACCAAGTTGAAGATTGCATAAGTTAGTGCAACGTCGTTTCGACAGTATTCACCGTAGCGTGCCAGTTGGTCGGCAGGGAAATCCTCTCGGCGCAAGCCCAGTGCATTGACCACTTCTTCGCCCTTGATCCCTACGTCGTAATACTCAGCCAGCTTCTTCAAGCTACCGCCTACCTCAGTACCATGAATAGCCCGTGCCATGCTCAGCGTATCCAACCACTTCTTAGGCTTAATATCGAATAGCCAACTCAATATGGCGCCGTCGAACTGCGCATTGTGGGCGAGCACCATGTGTTTGTGCATCTCAAAGCTATCAAGAAACAGTTTGGTCAGGCTCATGTTTCCGGTGAACCACTTGGGCTCACCATCATCCACTTGCACCGCCACGCCGATCACCTCGAACTGCTCGCTCCTCACGTACTCCTCGGTTGTCATCTTGGTAAGACTGAACTCTCTAGAGTAAAAAGTTTCAAAGTCAATTGTAATTATGCTCATATATGTGTTGTTGCCATTAGTTTTGCATATGATTCGGGGTCAATACCGTATTTTGCGCAGTACTCAATTTGAGTACTATTGAGGTGTATTCTTGGGTCATTCCAGTAACTCACTGGTTGCCCTTGACCTTTAACTTGTGCTTGTCCAAACCTACCTTGCGTTTTGTACTTCACACTAGCGGGGCCCTCGTGTTCTTGCTCCTCTTCTTCTACCTTTAAGATTTCCTTAAGAATCTTTGATTCAAATTCTTTTCTGCGTACTTCCCTAAGTGCAGTGTGAATGGCGGCCTTCTCAGGTTCGGTTAGCACTTCTCTAAATGTTTCTTTGTAAATGAAAGCCCATCTGTCTTTTTCTTTGGGGTCAAAGAATTCCTCGGGGGCTTCTTTCATTCTGTTAACTAGTGCTTGCACTGCACCTGATATGTCATTCATCGTTAGCTCCTTTTAAAATTTTCATATTTTCTAATACGGCTTGCAACACACCAAGCTCAATGCTCTGTTCATTGATGATTAAAGTTCGACCTCCGGCCTCTTCAATCTCACGTAGGTTTTTGTATTGCAACGCAGTGGGTACACCTTTGCCCGCCTTGGCTTCGATCGCTAAAAACTCGCCGTCTAAGCACACTAAAAAATCGGGAACACCGGCGTTACCAAAGCCCGATCCAATCGGCATGGCGTAATAAGCGCCAAACGATTTCAAGATCGCCTTGATTTGTTTTTTAACTTTTGCTTCGGGGGTTTGTGCCATGTACCGTAGTATAGTGGTACATTAGACTTTGTCAATAGTATTATATAAAATATTTACCCTAACATTGTTAGGGGTGGTTGGGGGGTTATGCAGATTCCACGCCCCCCTCATGGTTGGAAAGGTCTACGTACGTCAAAAATCTTTAAAGCGGGGACGTACGTAGCACGTATAAGTTCGCATCTGCAAGGTTTCCTTACACGTGATTTAAGCAACCCGCTTCAAATGTGTAGCTTCATAATAGCACGTTCGAGATACCATTGTGCTTTCTTAAGGTCTTCAAGTTCATTGCCCTTGTGCTTGGCTCTAGTAACGTACTTGATAACGTTGCCCAAGTGATAGCCTAACTCTTTCGCTTCGATGAAATCGATAGTCTCAATACCGCCAGTCTTGTAATGCGGTGGGTGATTGACGTTGTCGGCCTTTGGCTCTTCCGTCTTAATGCGGAGCACGGAGATTGATTCAGGTGTGGGCGGTTCTCTATCAAATGACGCTTGCATTCTCGTTTTGTTTCTACCCGAGGACAACAAGAATATTCGTCGTGCATATTCTTCAGGAGTCATATCTAACTTCTTGGCTACCTCAGCTTGTGTTGCAGTGATAACTACTTTCTTCTTTGCCTTTCTCTTCTTCTCGTCAGACTTGACTTGGTACACATACTGAGTCGTGACTTTGCACTTCTTGGCTACTTCCGCAGTTGTAGCGTCGGGGTTTGCGTTCATGTACTCACGTACGATTTGTGCTCTACTTTTCATTGGTTAGTTCCTTGTTTACATAATCGGTAAGAATTTCTCGTATCTTGGCTTGCTTTGCATACGGATAGCGTGAATCAAAAAAATCCATCACATCTTTCGGCAAGCGCAAGCTCAAGTGCACAAGCGCAGGTTTCTTACCAAGACCCCGCCCATGCTTTTTCTTTTCTATTCCAGTTTTCAACTCGTCGATACGGTCGAATATCATTCTTCCTCCTCCCAATATAAATCATTTGTCCATACGATAACAGGCGTATCCTCACCAATGTAGGCGCCCTCAAGATTGTATTCAATAAACTCACGTGCATCTTCCATGCTCATGGAGTCACGCTTCATCAAAATATCTCGCATAGCATCGCCATCGTAAACCAATACCTCTACTCTAGTATTGCCATTCCAAATGCTCGCTGGCCCAAGAATCGCTTCGTCGAATCCGTCCCATTTCTTCATTGCTCTAGCCCTTTCATCATCATCACAGTCGCCATAGCTTCAGCCAATGTCTCTCCGTCTTTTACGATATAGCATTGGTGTGTCCAGTCAGGCCCATTTGGGTTATGCTTGTACGTACTGATCTCAATGATCTTGCCATTCAACGCTTGAATCACACCAAACTTCACATCGCTTTCTGAACGTAAGTCGCTCGGGCTTCGTGTGGTTAAAGCGCCTTGGGATTGTTCCCCCATTATCATTTGTCTTATACTATTTAACATTCTTTGTGCTCCTCAATGTGGCTATCAATCTTGCTATAAAACTCTTCTCGTAACCCCTTGTTCTCAATCAAGGTAGTCACAAATCTCCTGTGGTTCCTATCTTCCTCCCAATAGTGCAGTGCCATGCCTGTGGCAATACCCGCCCATGCCAATAGGACTATCTCCGTAAGTGTAAATTCAATCATTGTTCATGCTCCTGTAAATCAACCACATTAAAAATACCACTAGACCTGCGTTCATCAATGCACAAATGAATGCAAAACTCACTACAACAAATGTTAGCTCAGTCATAGCGGTGCTTCCTCCATCTCAGCGACGGCCTTCTGCTTATCCCTACGTTGTATTTCCTCAAGTATCTTTGGATCAACCCAATCGAAAGGCCACCATTGGTTAGCCATAATTTTGGCTATGATTTCTTCGTTGGTCATGTCGTTTTCTCCAGTATGTGAACAATGTCCTTGAGATTCCAGTTGACGATGCACAACTCAAGCCAAATTAAGAATAGCCAAAACGTTCTCATAAGTGCCCCTTCAATGCTAGCTTTACTATTGTGTTGATACTTGCTATGGTGAACTCAGGACTGTCGTCATGGTCAAAGTGTTCTTGTATACGTTTCTCCACACGTTGTAACGCTTCCTTGTACTCGGTTGCTTTCATTGCGTCTTCTAACTTACCCTCATCCTCGGGATAATTAAACGATAGTGTTGCTTGCATTTTCATTAGCCCTCCCAATCTTTTTTAACAAAAGCCAGTTCCCATTGTCTCTGACCACACGCACCGCCTTCACCCACTTGCGCATGTTCGTCCTGTTCTCGTAGTGGGACATGTAATCCACCGCCCACAATTCCCTTGCACGTTTTAACATCTCTGTATTCATATATACCTTTCAACCCCTAACATTGTTAGGTAACAATTAAGAACGTATCATCATGTGTTCTGCATCCCACATCCGATACACACTGGTGAACCTCCACCAACTTCAGCATACCGAGCTTACCTCTGTATTCTTCGGGGAGTGTATTATCATCATAAGATTGTACATTGTCAATAGTCTTAACAATATATTTACTCCCATTGATATGGATAAGTACATGGTTGTCTGTCTTTACCTTTTCCTCAATTGCGTCGATTGCGTTGAACTCCGCAGTTATCTCATAAAATTCTTTGAGCTTACTTAATAGTTGTGAACTGTCATGTTGCTTGGTCAAAAACGAAACGAACTGCTCCCGAGATTCTTCGAATGTGTACTTATGCATAACATCCCTCAACGAACCTACACAATCCCCTGCTTTGCTACCCTTGCGGTATCGTTGTTGTTGCACTGCATCTCTAGCTTCTCTATACTTCTCGCCTATTATTTCTTTAATAGACTTAACCGTGAAACGTTTCTTTGCTTCACGAATGGCCTTCTTGTTGTCGGACGTGACTGTGAATTCTCCGTTGCGTCTATACTCATTGGGCTTACTAACTCTCGTTGCATTACCACCGGCTCGGTTAGAATACTCACGGTTAAGGTAACCAATCTGTTGCCCCTCTGCGTATACGTAAACCGTACCAATGCGATCTCTGAACTGATGAGGTATGCACTCGAATGACCACGTCGGATTAGTAGTAGCTAACGCAACCACAATCTCAGATAGATTAGAGTCCATCTTCACGTCGGTCTTACTCTTATTCTTCTCCATGTAAACACTGGATAGCATCATTGCATCAATCATTTAAAATTCTCCATTATCATTTCAGTTACCAATACGATAGCGTTGATTGGATCAAGCGCCATCACCTCAACTTGATTACCATCTCGGTCTTCCACAATATGTGGAATCTTCTCAAGAACATCCGAATCAAATGTGTTCGGATACTTAGTCCATGCTTTCATTACTAACTCCTCTCTAGTTGATCTTGTTTGTTAAGCATATCGACATATCGCTTAGCCTCATCAATGTCTTTGGTTGTGTAAATCACTTGGTCACTTGCGTGCATCATTGCTTTCACAATGTCCACTACCTCATAGTGCATGATGTATAGCTCATCCTTTGGGTTGGGACTTGTTACCCATCGCACCGCATACTTATCTTTTAATGGTCGGTCTAACATTGTTACCCCTTACCAATTGAACTTTCCAATGATGGCATCTACTTTATTCTTCAAGGCATGACGCTCGAACGAATCTTCTTTCAGTCCATCCATGTCTGCACCTACCAACGCACGCTCAAGGTCTTGACGGGCCTCCTCCAACTTCGGATCATTGGTCACATTTAACTTGGTCAACAGCGAGCACAAGTCTTGCGCATTCGTTAGTAGACTGTCGTGATACCGAACCTTCTGATCACTAGCTCGTTCGGTGAGCTTCTCAGACATTGCAGTTAACGTAGTATGCAGACGTTCCCACGGTGCACGCATAGCATCAGCGAGTCGCTCGCTGAACTTGGATTCGTATTGTGTTTTGATATCCTCAAGATCACTGATGCTCACATCTAATCTGAAGTCACCACTCTCAGGGATTGGATCGACGGATCTTCTGAACCCGAACTTACCTTTGACTTCCTCGATATCGGGGTAGTCGCTTGCTTTGTAGAGTGAACCTAGACTTACGCTCGCATCCTGTACCAACTGAGGATACATGGCGTAGAAGTTATTGCACATCATATTGAATGTGTGCTCGTGTGCATCCATGGTCTGCTTGTATTCCATGAATAGCTTAGTAGGTAGAAGTCGTTGACCCTTATCTGCCCAAGGCAATGTGTGTTGGTTGTGATACAGACGCACTCGGGCGGCGAACTTGTCGATATCCTTACGCATGCTCGTACCCGCAAAAAGATTCTTCTTGGTCTGGCTGGCATCTCGCACTGCTGATGCGTTGCTATTCACAAGGTCAGTTGTTTCACGGTCAACTTTACTGGCTGGCCATACGCTGATATTCAATTCCACTAATACTGCTGATGAACTAATACTCATTTGATTTCTCCTGTTAAATTATGAACGCTCGGGTTTACCCGCTAGCTTAGCCATTCGGTATTTCTCGTTAGGGATAACCTTGGCATTGAACACCGTGTCATTCTCATACACGTGGTATGTGTGATACGCTTCGCCTGTTGTGTTGCCATTGGCATCTTTCGATACGTACCTGTCCTCGTATCTCTCTGCCTTGCTCAGTAGCTCTAACAATGTTATGGCGTCCTTGGTCGGCAACGCATAGTCTTGGTATCCAATAGTTACAATCATCATTTCATCACCTCTCAGTTGTGCTCGGTTAATATTAATTGTTGATGTGAATTGTTTTGCCATTCGGTGAAACGACATCATTACCTCCTACGATAGTCCACAGAATTGGCGCAGTCCAGTTGCCACCCCAGTCACTGCCTACGTATCCATCGGTAAGAACAATGATGCACTCAGGCACAATCTTCTTTTCTTCGAGATAGTCGGACACGCAACTCGGCGATGTACCCCCACCGTCCTTGGGCTTTGTAGAACTAACAATGTTAGCCACCGCATTGCCTTCGTACTCTTCGTGACCTGCAACATCTGAACCCCAGTAGATCAAGTCAACCTTCTCAGGATGCACCTCCTCTGCTACACCTTTGACTTCACCGAGGAACTCAGATAATTCTTGTTGTCCTACTGACCCCGATGTATCTACGGCTATCACGATATGACCAACTCGCTCACCGATCATGCTCGGCATGTACATACCAGTCGATAGATAACGTCGGTTAACCCTGCGCCATGACGATGTGTCCTTGGCATTGCATGTGGCTTTCACGAACTCACGCAAGACTTCACGCCAATCCACCTTGGGGTTGAGTAGATCTTCAAGCTCTCGGTCACCACCACTTCTACCCTTACCGGCAACTTTGTGTTGTGCCATGAGTCCTTGTCTTATGGCTTGGTCAATATCCCTAGCCAACTCACGTTTCTCCGCATCGGTCATGCCTTTCGTTGCTTCTTCCCAGTCATGCTCATCGAACCCACCTTCGCCCGATCCATCATCGTTCTGCTTCAGTAGGTCGAACACTTGCTTGGAATTCATACCCCGATACTTCTCATCGATCAAGCCCATCGGCTCACCCTTCTTCTCGCCACTCTTCCACCGTGGCATGGTGATCACGGTTTGCTCGGGGTCTGTATCTTGTAGCATCAGGTTGATCACGTAATCACACGCACCATTCGCCATCATTGCATTCTCTTCGTGTAGCTTCTTATACGTAGTCAAGTGACGATACATCTTGTGCGACGCTTCGTGTGCAATCACAAACGCAAGCTCCTTCTCGGTCAACTCGTTGATGAACTTACGCCCATACCACTCGTCACGTCCGTTAGTCCTAGCAGTCGGTGTGTTGTCATCCACATACGTACGTCCCACCATCAAGATACCGCTGAGCAATGCGAACTTGGGGTTACGCATCAAGCTGATCTTGGCCTTCTGTATTTTTCGTTCCTCTAACATTGTTAGCTCCTATTAAAGTAAGTCTTGATTCTTCGCAACCCAATCACTGAACGCCTTGCAACTGAACGCTATCGCTTGCTTGCTTGGTGTCTTCGCAATGTTGATCGCAAACACGGCTTGCCACTCGGCATCGAACCGTTGTAGATACTCCATGAATGGAGTGATGCTCTCCTTGGTCATACGTGCAATCGCACCGAATACCACAATCGCACAAGCACCGGCTGATGTTGGTATCTGCGTAGTCTTAGGGTTAGCAATCGTCGCTTCCCATGTCGGCAGTTGATCCGAGAACTCGATGTACGCTTGCATATCCCGAGCACCGGCTTCACCGATCGCACCAGTCAATGCGGATATCACCGTATCAGGATCGTTATCCTTACGAGTCCTAACAATGTTAGATGCAGTCTCTAGCGAACGAGGGGAAACAAACGCCTTCTGATTACTCTTAGGTGAATAGATGTATGGGTTATCTCCGGATCCACCATCGGTATAGCTAGCCAACACATGAGGGAACCGATTCACCCATGCAATCACCTCGGGCTCGATGTTCTTACCCATCGCCCACTCAATCCACTCATCGGCATCGGGTTTGCGGATACGCACGGGAACCAAACGATTACGACTATGTGCTTTCAGGGAGTCACCCACACCGTCGGTCGAAAGATTACCAGTCAAGAACACAATGGTCTCCTTGGGTATTGGGATATCACCGAGTCGAGGGTTTGCCTTCTCTAGCATGGGATGGAGCATATTCTTCACAGGGTCTGCACCTTTGGTGAACTCGTCGAGCATGATCACCAGTGGTTTGCCTTCGTGAATCTTGAACCTAGCATTGGGGTAATACTTGGTAGTTTTGGTGTCGTGGTCAATCACAGGCATCGCAATGTCACCCAAATCCATGTTCGGCACGTCGATGTAGGCATAGTCGTAGCCCATGCCGTTGGCTATACTCTCTAATAGGGATGACTTACCAATTCCCGGCTCACCCTCCAATAGAAAACGAGTCTCAGGGTTGGATTGAATGAGCTTTGATGCTTGCTTCAATGTAATTGACTTACCGAAATTTACTTCTGACATTTTTAGTTCCTTCTAGGTTAATATCCCTAACAATGTTAGGGGGTTGCTGACAAACACAATTCACTTCGTTCATTTAGTTTTTAATAACATTGTACCACAGAATAATACCCGAGTCAAGCATTTAGTCTTGACGCAGGACATAAGCCTTCACTGTTTTAAGCGTGGGGTATTGGATAGCAAAGCGTTCTTTTGCCTTGGTCATGCTTCGGCATTCGTAAGTTTCAGCTATCCACATGCCAAACCTCGGGCTGAACCCTGTTACGTAGTACTTGTTCATCGTTACTCCTCACTTGAAATGTTGGTGATATTTCATGATGCACTCGGCAAACTCTTGGGTTTTCACAAGTTCCTCGAATACGCTCCTCAGTTGCTTGTCTCTGCCTATACGCAAGATCAAATCAATGGCGGGCTTTAGTTCTTCACTTGGCTCAACGTACCAAAATGCTTCTTGGTTTTTATTACTCATGCTTATCCTCTCCTGCAGATAAATAAGTCTGCACATACCACAATAACCGCAATCAGAAAGATCACGCGTGATATCAATTCTCTCCGTCGGTCATTCATATTGTTCTCCTTTCGTTAGTGCTATCATCTTCCTTGCAGTTTCGTAAGTTAAGTCCTCAGCAATCACCTCAACTCGCTCTATTGTTCTTGGGTGCTCCATCATTGAGTCCCACACTGGCTTGGTCGTGGCTATTAAACTGAATGGTTGTCCAATTATTCTGTACACAATCCATTCTGGTAGATCATCAAAGTCGTTCATCTTCTTCCCCTAACAATGTTAGGGCTTCCAATATGTTGATATGAGCAAAGTCATAATCGCCTTCCCTAATGTTGCGCTCAGCATCCTTGATGAGTTCAAGTGCTTTTAAGTAGTCTCCTTCAGTCATCGTTGTTCTCCTTTAGTGTTACACCATTGATAACTCGCTTGCCTTTAACATCTGCTAGCATGCGCTCAAGACAAAAGATAAGACCCTCAAGAGTCTCGTCCCCTGAGCATACGTTCGTATACCCTGAGA